CAGGTTGCGCTGATACTCACTAATCTGGGTCGCAGCGTTATTGAGCATGGTAAGAAAGTTGTTGTCATCGTTTGAGGTGAATCCTCCACCGTTTGATGCATAGTTGTGGGGGGTCTCCCCCTTACTTCTACACCAATCATCCCACGTCCCGTTGGCATATCCAGTAAGGATCGCGTTAGACGAACCCAGGATAAGCGTGTGGGGGTACTTGCTCACCCTGTTTACGATGCTGTTGGACTCAAGGTCGTTCAGTCGACGGTCAGCGTTCGCCTTGTTACTGCTAACTGACGACCGAACTGTCGTCAGCTCATCCAGCACATCCTGCATTCCCTGACTGCTGGCGACGGCGATCTGCGACCCGTCCTTGGCGGTCGTGGTGAAGAATTTGCCTGAAGGATGCTTCTCGAATTTCTCGACCAGGAGGGACTTCAGGAATGCGTCGGTCTGTTTGTCGAGTTCTTTCAGGGCATTCTTGAACGAGGTCTGCTGCGTTTCGAATACGTCTCGATTGGACGCCACGAACTCCTTCACCTTTTCGTTGAACTCGGCGACCAGACGCTTCTCCTCCTCTCCGAACTCGTTGACGTACTCAACAATATCGGAGATGACTTCACGCAACTTGGAGAGAACTTCGTAGTACGTGAGCCCGTCCCCATAGGTGAATGGCGTCACATTATTAATGTTGACGGTGTTAATGAGGTATCTGGCCTCCTCCATACGCCGATAGATTTGTAGCCAGCGCTTGGGCTTTTCACTGATGGGCATTGTTTCTCCTAGTAGATTCCATAGTTGAGATAGTGGCGGGTGCGAGGCTGGGCATTATCCCAGATGCCCATAAACAGGTCGGACAGTTCTGCAATAACAAAGTCATCCACATTCACGAGAGTATTTCGATAGCGAGCGATCTGCTCCCCCTTACCCATATTGTATCCCGTGGAAAGGGAGTGCTGGTTGTTCCGGTAGTCGTTGGTCCCTGTGCTGCTCGACGTCGAGGTCGACGTGTTCGTGCTCTTGCCCTTGGTGGATGCGTCACTGATAGATGTCGCATAGTCCCCGTCTCCCGCTAAGCGACTCTGCGGGGTGTCGGACCCTACTGTGCGGCCTGTGGAGTTGGTAGTGCCGGATCCGTTGCTGTCCTGCCGGTTCGTCCCACTGTTCTGAGACCTTCCGTCCTGAGAGGTCTCATTGACGCGCCGCCCACCATCTAGCGGATCGTTATTGAGGAGTTCGGCCTCATACATGCGATTGTATCGGGGCATGATGCGCTCCATCTTGAGTTTGAGTCGCCAGATGAAGATATCTGGTGTCTCGTGCGCAATTTCTTGGAGCCAGTACTCTCGTTTAATGCGATCATTCAAGATCTTGCGGTAGTCCTCGTTAAAAATGGGGTAGTCGTCAAGGCCGATATGGTCTCCGGTTACCTTAACAACGTCCTTAAGGCGCATTGTGAACTGTGCGGGCATTACTCCTCTCCTTCCGTGTCGTAGGTGGTCAGGTTTTGCACAGCCAGGTAGTCCTCCATGTTCGGAGCAGCGTTGTCGTCGACCGCCCACTCGCATGAGATCTGTAACCCAAATTTCTCGTTGATCTGCTCGCACGCAAGTTGGCGAGGCTTCATGAATGACTCACGCGACGCAAGGACCTGACCAGAGTTTCCCGCAGCCTCCTCGACAACCATGCGCTCTCGCTTCTCACTGTTCACATTCATGATCCCAAGCATTGTCAGGGCCTCGCCCCAGATCTTGGCCTTGGACTCCATGTGCTTGATGCTGGAGACAGCACCCGCGCCAGCGTTCTGGTTTAACGGGAAGACACCGATCATGCTTGCCAGGTTGTCGACAGCCAAGTTTTCGGTTCCCCAAACCACGGGTTCACCATCGTAAATCTTACTAATCAAATTTTGTACAGTCAGTCTTTGGTCCTGACTACACGCAACAATCATTGGATTACGTTCATTAAGCAAGTCAATCTCGATAGTGCGGTCAATCTGGGCGAGGCGCGCTGCATAGGAGAGCACAACATCAATCTCGGGCACTCTAATCTGGTTTCCCCAGATACAGACAGACTCGCTGGCGGGCACGTCGCGCGAGTAGACTCCATTTCGCGTCACCCGATATCCAGTGGGGTTGTCCTGGATATCCAGGGGCCCAGAGATTGTTGCGGGCATTGCCATGAACATCTCAAAGAATGAGTCGTAGTAAAATACGCTGTACCCATTATTGAAGATGGTTGTCTCAATGAAGCGCGGATCAATCCCGTTAGGGAGTCCCTCCCAAGTGAATCTAGAAATGCACTTTCCCATCAATTGGCGTCTGTACATATACTCCAACGCCGCCTGACGATTCTCAGATGTGGATGGCTTTGCGGCCATCACCTCGCGATAGACGGTATTCTTGACATAGTCTCTTTTAGGCAATCAAACTCACCTGATTCGTCTTGTCGATCCGATTGTTCCTGATGTTGATTGTACCAATCCGCTGGGGCGAGCGCCACAAAGTCACACCCTTTTCAAAGATGCCCCGCACGGTCCCCTTGAAGGTCTCAGGGATATCTGCCCGCTCCAAATAGCACTCGGCCAGTTTCCAGTACGTGAACTCGCTCATCAAAGAAAGACGGCTTGGCATCTTGATCCACGTGTTCATCGCGTACCCGTAGCGCAGCCAGTAGTCACCAACGCGACGAATGGCCGCATCGGAGAGCAGACGCACACGACAGTCGATCACCAGCCCGTTGGACACCATCGCAGCCACCGTGCCTGCCGTCTGCCCAATAACGGCGGGCGGGATGACCTGCATGTCCTGCTGCTGCCCGTTGATACTGGCGATTGCCGCCTCATAGTCGCCGTTAGCGGCGAACTGCGCAAGGTCGTAGTTCGTGTCCCGAACCGCACGCTGTTGCGTCTGAGAGATCTGTGAAGCGCCACTGGCCAACTGATTCTGGATGTTCGCCGTCGACTGTGCCTGAGAGTTCTGGATCATCGCGCTAATCCCCGCTGTGGCCGCCTGACCAATACCCGCGCCCACAGCCTGCCCATTGAGCCCAATAGCGCCCCCAAGGGCCGTCATTCCACCCTGCACCGCCTGAACAGTAGCCCGCATGTTGTTGTAACGGGACTGAGAGTCAGCCATTGCAGAGTTACCCCACATCGTGTTCTCAGCACCCGCCTGCGTTGCGGCAATACCTGCGTTAGCAATGTCGCGAGACGCCACGGCACTGCGCTGAGCACGACGCTGCTGCCACTTAGCAGAATTGATCTGTGCCGCAATCGTGTGGGCATTCGAGGCTAGATTATTGAGCCCCGAGTTGTTGAGTACTGAGAATGTGGGAAGTGAGGTGTATCCGGTAACCAGGTCCCACTCCTCACCATACTCATCCTCCTCATGAGTGCTTGGACCCACAAGACGCTTAGAGGCCCACTTGTTGTTATAGTCCTTGACTGTGAACATTAATTGTGGGTTAGGCGGAACGACATGCCCGTACTGCAGGAGCCCGATACCGGTAGTCATAAGCGACTCCGGGCGAAGTTCCACAGGATTTCCTGTGTAGGTCGTGAGCTCGAGGATGCAGTAGGGAGCCGTCATGAACTTACGAAGTTCCTGATACGCCTTCGGCAGCATGCTCATGACCTCCTTTCGGAAGTCATGATTAGTCAACGGAAAGGCGCGGTTGACATAGACGTCGCCAGTGCCGACCTTGTACCAACTAACGCTCCCGATTCGCGTCGCGTTTGCGGAATTCTTGGACACCACGCCCTTTGGCACGATAGTCACGGAGCCAATGCCCTGTGCGACCCACGGGTATGCAGAGAGCGCTGAAAGTCCTTCGAGATAGTCGTTGCGCGACGTGACCCACACACTGGCTGAATTGGGAAGGCCTTCAGCCTTCGATCCGTTAGCCATCTTGAATCGCGGGCTCGCAAGGTTCCCCCACTCTGCTGCAAGGTCAATAGTGCTGGTAATAACGACGTCGTAGTCGCCGTTGAAGACGTCAGCAATCATGCGCCGATATGAGCGAATAACCTGGTGCTCGCCACCGACGTCGAGGCCTTCGGGTTGAGCGAGCCATTCGCGACCGTTGTCGTTGAAACTGTCAATGGCGGCGATCCCCATGTGCCCGCGCTCAAGATAACAACGACCAAACTTGATGCGCTGATAGTACGTTGACCATACGTCGAGTTGAAGTGTTAACTGTGTAGTGTTGGGTGCTATGTAGTCCACACTAGTGATGAAGTAGAAGAAAGCGTGAGGTGTGTAGCCCTCAAAATTCTTCGAGTCAATGGGGCGGCCGGGGTTCTCAACCATTACATAGTTATACTGGTTTGCCTTAGTGAAAGGCGTGGGGATACGAATCGGCTTGCCTTGAGCAAGGTATGTTAGTTGATTTATCTCGACCTTGTTGACCCTGCTGAATGACTTAACGTACTGATATGGTGTCCAGCCGTAAGCGTCCCAATCAATAATGTCACGATAAGTATTATCAAACGGCACGTTACACATGGTAATAACACTGCCCGCGGACCACACCGAATAATCAAACGCTAGCCCTGCGTTAGTCTCTGGCGGGTCACCATAAATCTGTGTCATGTCTCCTCCATTAACAGTAAAACCCCCACCGTCCCGGAGGATAGTGGGGGTGGTTACTGACTCAGTATATCATGCCTGAATCTGGATTGAAATCTCCTTCTTGACGGGCTTAGTACCGCCCGGAGCAGACTTCGTGTCAACAGTGACCCCGAGCGTCGGGTACCCATTCTTCTCATCGGGCCCGACAGTCAGGACACCATCGTTAGAGATCTTCGTGGCCTTGCTGGTCGCATTCTTGATGTACCAATCGGTTGCGTATCCCTTGTTGGCGGGCGGGGTCTTCCAGACGATCTTCGCCTGCCGGACGGCGCCAGGCTTCATCACACTACTGTGCGTGCCGTCCTGGTTGAGCGTCTGAATCGTGTCGATCTCAGCGTTCGTCTCGTCGGCCGGAACGACGATCTTCGTGCTCTCCTTCGTCCCAAACGCAATCGCAGGAGTAAACGGGGAGGCCGAAATCAGCGACCAGTGGTGCAGCCAGTAGTTGTCATAAAGACCCTCAGGGTTCTGAATGGAACGGTTCTCCAGGAGAACATCCTTAATCAGCAGGAACTCACGAGTGGTCAGGATCGCACTGACGTCCTTGAGCCCGAGAGCCTCATTCGGAACGGTGATGATGTGCGACGGAGCCTCCGCGTCCTGGCGGTTGAACGCAGCGGACAGTGAGGTGACGTCGACGTTGGCCTTGAACTCGGGCGTCGCAATGAGAACGAGATTCTCGGGGCGAGCGAACGAGTGAACCGCCGCCGCATTGTACGCAGGAGTCGGGTAGCGCATCTTGTCCGCAGCCACGCGGAGCGCCTTAAGAGCTGCGTCGGTATGCGTCTTGTCTGCGTCAAAGACATTCAGGTCGGGGATCTGAACGCGATGGAACCCGTGCTTCTCATCATAGGTCCGGAACAGGGAGCAGATGGTTAGGAACTCGGACCACTCATCCGAGGACGCGGCGACACTCATAGTCTGAGACAGCATCTCAGACAGTCCCGTGTCACTCAGGAAGGCGCGGCGGAGAACGTCTTGGTTGAAGGTGACCTTGAACTTCTCCTTGCGGTTAATCGTGTGGAAGGCGCTGTAGGCCGGCGGTCGTGCCTGGCCGAATACGTCCTTCTCCAGGTAGTCGCGATTCTCATCATAAATAGTGGGCTTGATGAAGTCCATGTGCACCTCTTCGATGGTGTCACCGAAATTCATCATACCGTCCTTGAAGACGGCAAGGGGGTTGCGCCAGGTAATGTCACGCACAACCGTGGATCCGATCCGGTTAATCAGTGATGACATGAACTCATTTCGAGAAATATTTTCAGACATGATTCCCTGAATGGTTTCCTGAATGTTGGCCTTAGTGGCCTCCGGGACCATCTCCTGATAGTCCCTACGCGCATCCGAGCGAATCGCGTTAAGCATATCGACGTTTGAGACGTCATCTCGCAAGCGGGGCATAATTACTTCCTCGTGAATAGATCTGAAATTGACTTAGGCTTCCAGTTCCCATCAGGAACCGATGAGTCGGGATTATCCCCGGATGAGAAAAGACCTGAAAGCCCAGCAAGAGTCTTCCCAGTACTCTTTACAGCATCCGTGTCAATCCCCATTTCCTTAATTGTAGCACTACCAGCATCCTTCAGGGCAGTACCCGCAAGATTGGCAGCGGCTCCACCGACCTCGCCAATACCCTTGGCCACAGCCTTGGCGTCATCCGCCGTCGACGCCACGGCCGCCTTGACGTCATCTGCGGTCATCTCCTTACTGGCGGGAACATCATCACCCGCAAACGGATTGCCCGTCTCGCGGTCAGTGGGAGTCAGCATTCCCGAAAGGCGACCCTCGAGCTCACCCTGAAGAGCAGTTACCTTGTCCCCGAAAACGCTCGCCAAATGATCCCAAGCCGCCTTAGTGTCCTTGAAAGGATCCTCATCCTTGACCGGATTAGGGTCGCCGCCGGTCATGTTCCGGTCAGACGGAGATACTGCCTTGTTATCGCCGTCGGAATCGCCCGGATCATAAACATGTGACTCAGGCAGGCCCGCCTCCTTCTTCTGCTCAGGTGAAAGATGTGCCGTATCCCGATTCATCTGCTGGGCGCGTTCCTGCTGATACTTCGGGTCAGCGAGTTTATCGCCGGTAACACCTGTTACCGGCACTCGCGACTTATCCGGCTTGCTCTCAAGATTCTTCTTAGTCTGCTCCTGAGTTCGCTTAGCGTCCTCAGCGACATTTCCTGTCCCTTTATACTTGTCGGCCTTTCCCATTTCTTCTCCTAATAGCAAGGTAGGCTAGGAACTTACGTTCCTAGCCTACCATTTTCACCCAATGTCAGCCAGTGCTACAAAGACTTGCGGGCCGTTCCGTGCGGGTCCTTATCACCGGATTGCATCCCACACGGGTTCGTAGTCACTTTGCTGGCTTGGGAGCCTTTCGCGCGAGGTAGTCAATGAGAGCGTCGCGAACAATGTCGTCCGTGGGTCGCCGCTCAACCCAGTGCTGCTCATCAATGTCAGAAATGAGAGACTTGGGGAGACGGAACTTGACAGTTGCCTTGTCGCTAACGGGTCGAGCCATGATAAATCCAGCCTTTCAAACTTTGAGTGTAAATGTGGTGTCCTTGAGGACCACGCCTCCAGGAACCCTTGTGGGAATAAGTTTACCACCCCACTGGCCTCCCGTCAACATATCGTCCAACGTTAGTGTGGCGGCCACTGAACGGGGCATTCCCGCAATGTGTACGTCTAGTTTACCATCAATTTCTTCTGCATATTGCTTTGCTCGAATGTAAACAGATTTTGTGAAATTTCCCTCATGCTTCCACGCCCCTAATTCAACAGGATCGACCCACAGAGTCTCTGGTGGCGTAGTTGGTCCCACGAGGTGTAATGAGTCGGTGTCTGCATAAGCGAAAGTTTCGTAGTTATCTTGCGCTGCATTTATCGTCTTGCTTCGAGCGTGTGCTGTGATAAACACGCCCATTGGTGTATATACGGGATCTCGTGTTTCCATTTCATTCATCTCTAGTGAGACTCGATTGTCTTTCAAGACGGGATGCTTGCCTGTGATATCGGGGTTCGTAGCGAACTTTCCATAAAGGCTGTTGAGGTGTAGTTTTGCAATTTGGCGTAAGCCACCGGCGCTATTCTTTTTAATTTCCATAAAATGGTCTACGTATTCATCAAAAAATCCGTGCGAACCTCTGAACTCAAAAGTTCCATTCCATGAAAGTATCTTTAAGTCATAATGTTTCTTCCAGAGTTCTATGTCAATATTTGTTGCAACAACTTCAGTCGGTTCATTAATTTCAGTAAGGTATTCAGTGGGATTAAATGTCAAATTCTTTTTGATTTGAATACACGGAATATGGTTTGGTTTTAACTTAGCCTTAATCGTGATAGACGAAATGTAAAGAGGCCTTTGAGTTGTGGGACCCCCTTCGGAATACAATGGGTCACCATATGGGAGCAGTGAGTTGCGCATAACCGACGGATAAAGCGAATTAACATCATAAACACTACCTTCGCCATTAAGTCTCCTAGAAAAGCGTGGGGAAGCATAGGTGAATCCTCCGCGATATGCCTTCCGAATTTCGGAGTCAATCTCAGGGGATAGGATAGGGAATCTGCGAATAAATAGTTTACCCGTCATCTTCTTGTATGTTGCTAAAGAGTCCGCGCCTGCAGTCAGTTTTGTCATCTTCTCAGCAAACTGAACCTCTAGCGCTTGGGCGACAATAGCAACATCATTCCTCTGATAGCGCCTCTCCTGTTCTGTTGGAATGTAGCCTATTGGTCGGGGCTTCTCATAATCAATCTCAAGTTTTTGGTCATGAAGATTGAATGCCTTAGCAATTGCTGACACGGACATAGGGAGTTTCTTGAATGAATCACGAAACTCGATCCTGTATCCGGTCTCAAACACGACCGTGATTGAATAAAATTGTCCCATCCGAGAAATGAGTGATGAAAACTGTTTCACCCCAGGATTCTCTTTAGTCCACCTATACCCATGCTTAAGAAGCCAGTCTAGAATAAAGATGCCATCAAACTTAAGGTTGTGGAAATATATGTATGCGGCTCGCTCTGCAATATGATGCATGAAACCATCGAGAGAAGTGCCGTCTACATAGTCAGACAATTTCCCTACTTTAATGATGCCCCATGACCACACTCGACAATCGTCCTCTTGTGTGGTCGTCTCAAAATCGGCACAGTATGAAGGAATCTTCTTATGACTACGCTTAACGCTTGGACCGGCGACGGTTGCGGCGCTTATTGATTGGCGAGCCACTAAAATCGTCCTCCGGTCTAATCTTCACTGACTTAATATCTACAAGTAGAGCAAGTGTCTCGGCATGCGCGTTCTCCACGTCGTCATACCACACATCCTCATTCGCTCTTCGCTTATCGAAGTAACCTTCTTTTGCTGCCTCATACATAAGCGATAACTGATTAGCAAAATCGCCGTTAACAGTCCACATGAGCCACAGGACGTCATCGGGAATATCGGTCAAAATATCGTAAAGTGCTGGGTCGCCAATCACGTCAAGCATGGCGGCAATCTGTTGCTTGGCTGCCGTAAGTTTCTCGGCCTTTGCTGCCTTCGAGAGATTATCGAGAATAGAAGTCGTCTTTTCTCGCATGGCTTCGGCCGAATCGAAATGAATCGTTCGCTTATCGGGGTTCATGCGCTCAAGTGCGTAGTGTGAGCCACCACCTAAATAGGTCTTACTTGGCCTGAAGTCACGAATCCAGTCTCCAACAGTAACGTCACCCATGTAAGGTAATTTTGTTCCGCTCACGGAGCGCTCGTAGGCTGCTATGTCGTCATTATAGCGCTGAACAGCATGCTTATAACGACGAACGTCTTTAGCAGAAATGGGATTACCTTTACTGTCAGCAAAATACCAAACACTATCAGAATTGTTAAACTCACTAAGACGCTCAAGTTCTCTCGCCGCATTCTTCAACGTAACCTTTCCAATTGCAGACTTGCCCAGCGGGTCATACTTGGTGCCCCGAATATCAGCACCGTCACGGCTTGTCGCCATCTTATACATTTTCCGGATAGCACGATCTCGCTCGCCTTGAAGCAACTCTCGAGCCTTATCCAGTTCGGAACGATGCTGTATCTTAGCGTCGGCCTTCACTGAATCCATCTTCGCGGGGCCTGAAGACATCTCCCCCAGGGTGTCGGGTAAACCCAAATTGCCCGACAAATTCAATCCGCCAACAAACTCTCTAACATCAGCGGCCGTATTACCGACGCGCTTAGCGCCACGCTTAAACGACCTATAATGCTTAGCCCAATGAGACTTAACCATAGTAAAACCCCCTGCCCCCTAAGGGGCAGGGGGCGTCACCATTCTATCCGACTCAAGCCAGCGTCACAGTCGTGTACTCACGACCCCGACCCGACTTCGCCGAACCAATCTCCACAGCCACCGGCTCCGGCCAGGTCTTCACATCACCCAGAATATCAACCAGACGCTGAATCTGGGCAACAACCGTCTGAGAC